AGATATGGGTGTGAGGTGTGCTCTCGAGGGCTTCAAAGCAAGGTCGGGGGGCACCCCCTTTAGGGGGTGCGTACGCGCAAAAAAAACGGATATTAGGGTAGGGTTAGTGAGATTTGTGTTTAGGATTTAGCTATCGATGAGGATACCCTGCATGTAGATCTTTGCTACTGATAGATAAGTCATGTAGATGTTCAGTGTGCGAGATGCAGCACCCAGGTAGGTGACGTTGAAGGTTAGTGATCTATGATTATTCAGTGCAGACCCACTGTACTTCAGCAGAGCTAGTGATTCCAAACTAGCATACAACTGTGTAAATTGGTGTACATTAGCATCTGTTACAGAACTGGGATGCGTTTTACCGTCTGATAGTTTTCGACTCGCGTGCAGCATATGGTAGTACACTTCAGGGTTACCTGTCATTGGTTGGTCCGGAAAGTACGCCGATCCCAGCCGATATCTAGCCGCGTTGATATATCCAGTTGCCAGAGCTTTTGAGTCTTCGGTTGCAAATGAATCTTCTTTTTCATCAGCAAGATTAGCAGTTAGCCTGGTGACTGTAAACACTCGCATCGCTCTACCAACAGCCTTGGATATCTGTAGAGTTGCCACAGCAGTGGTAGTTGCTCCCAGGTCTGAAAACACAGATTCATATGGGAATTCAAGTCCATTAACTGAGTTCTTCTTCAACTGCTCATGTGCAACATCCGTTAACATATGGCTATCCAAAAGAATTCTAGGGTTGCTGACTACAAAACTAGGGGATGCTGATACATTTGTTAGGGTCAGTACGGTTTTAGGGGTCTCTAGTACGATCTCGATCTTGAGTCTCTGGGACATAAGATGGGGCATAAGCTTGCCGTTGTCGAATATCGGTGCGAGTTTGTTCATGGGAATAGTGTATTCCGTCACAGCCCCAGTTGCGACATCTGCAGCACCATATCCCATGGCGAGCCCTACAGATGAGAACCATTCCGGAGATTCGTGCAGCCTATCATAGTGGGCTCTAAATACATTAGCCTTCTCAAAGCGATCGATTTCTTTATTATCGGACGTGATGATGACATCCTTAATGATGTTGAACGCACTTCCGCTACCAAAACTATCTCCAACAGCTGTTGTTGCGACTGTATTTGCTAGGCCAAACAGCAGGACCGAATTTTTAAAGTCGATATAATCGTCTCCAGACTGGATGTAACAGATCATTGACTGACCTCCAGATGAGTATGAGGACAACTGAAAGTCCTGTTTCTTTACGGTACGGCGCGATACAACACTGCTCGGCATCGGTACTTTATAGCTTAGGTCGCTCCATGTCAGCAAATTTTCAATGTTACTGGCAGGGGCCTCTTTAGTTTTTTCAACACTAAGTGATTTGAGTGTGGGATCGTTAGATAAATTCATGGTATATCATATATAAAATATAAAATTTAGAAATTAAAATAAATATAGGGATATATCATATGGAAGAACTTGACTCTAAATACGCGTCACGAATTATTAGGGTATCGGCCCATGACAGAAATCTAGATCTGTCTAATCAAACTGAATCATCATTCGAGGTCGTGGTGGATACTCGGAACATAGAACTCACCAGAGTTGTTGGAATACAGGTAACACATGTGGTAATGCATAACACATTCTATAATATAGCTGAAGGACGTAATACATTGGACTTCCTAGATGCAGCACTTGCACCACACACGGTGACTCTCCCAGCTGGACAATATGACGTAGCCACATTCATGACTGACCTATTGGCATTGATTGACACTGAACTTGGAGATCCAGTCCCGACGGCTACTTATACATTTAGTCCCGTAACAAATAAGATTTCAATGACATTTGGTGAAAGTCTTACTATTGACGGGGGATACACGAACTATCTGGCCTGGAAGATAGGGTTTGGAGACAAAGCCTTATCACCGGTGCCATCTGGGGTTAGTATCACCGCGCCTGGGATTATTAATCTATATGGGCCACATACCGCATATATCTCTAGTCGAGCGCTTTCAAATAGCGCAATTGACTTTGATGCCAAAAATCAAACGGTAAACATGATTGCCTATATCCCGCTAGATCAACCATTCAACAACACATGTCATTATGAGGCAGGCTCGAGTAGTACCGTTATAAAGTACCCACAAACGCGAAACTTCAAGGATATTGATTTCAGGATCCGAGATATCCGTGGGAATTTACTAGACGGTGGACTACATGATTGGACTATTCAGATGAAGGTCTGGTATTTATTGTAGTTTTTATTAATGCAGAATATTATGTTTTTTTTTATATAATCATGGACATAGACGCACTTGAACAATTGCGAGAATTAAAAATACCAAGCCCCGACAGTAAGGAATTTACATCGGTCCGGCAACAGCATATAGATTTTATAACTGACCTGATGGATGAATTTTATGATCAGATTCACGTATTCCCGAGGGACGTTGAGCCCACTCAGGATGACTGGAAATCTATTTTAGACGTCACAAAAGAATTAAACGAGCGATTTCCACCAAGGCATCGGATAAGTGATGTGAGATACAAGAACCCAAAAACCGGGCGCAAGGCAAAGCTTGAAAGAATTAGGCGAGTCACGAAAGCCGATATGAAAAGGGAAATAGATAGTCCCAGTGTAATAAAAAGAAAAGCAAAGCCAAAAAAGAAGAAGCCGGAGCCTGAGCCCGAGCCTGAACTAAAAGAGAAAGAGGGTGAGCCCGCGTTTACAGTGAGAGATGTAACCATTGATATCCCTGAGGACCAGATAGTTGAACAGGCTTTGGGGGGTAAAGTCGAGGAGATTGAACAGAAAACTCGTAAGAGAGAGCTTATTATACCGACTATTGCAGCCGGATTACAGGCAGCTAGTGGTGACCTACCCGGTGCGGCTGCTAGATTTGGTAGAGATATTGTGCCGCGTGCCATTGATCTATTACCCGATAGCCGAGCAAAGGAAAGTGCCAAAGCGATCAAACGAATAGTAGAATCGACAAAACAAACGCGCCGATTAATGAGCGGTGTTGACCCAGATATCGAAGCACAAGCTGAGTTTAGACCACCACCAGGCCTAGCCCAACAGTATGGAATTACTGGTCCAACATTGAACCGGATTGTACAGCTAGTAATAATCGCGACCACAATCGGTGGGACTCTATACACCAATGCAGATAGACTTAGGATACTATATGCGACTTTGAATTCATACTTCCCAGGTAAGGCAGTTCCATTACCAGAGGGCGATGGTTCGTCTGATGTTAATGTTGTTCTAGATTCAGCAGCACCACCACTAGTTGCAACTCAGCCACCCGGTCCGGGTCAAGACGCTGACTTAACGGTTCAGGCTCCAGCACGTGGTATCGATCACCGTTCACCATTAACGGGTCGGGTTAATGTTAGAGATGAGGCACCCGAGTTCGACGATGATAGGTTGTTGATCCCAGATCCGAGACTCGATCAAGATGGTCCAGGTGAAGGCGCAAATGCAGCTGCAGATAACGCTATAATGGTTGCTGTGAATGACGGGAAACATGAACCTACACATGTGCCGTATGTACCACCGTTGACAGAAGAGGATGCCGAAAGAGAGAGGTTGGCCGGGGTAGATACCAGCGGAGCTTTGGTTCCATTTGAGCCCGAGCCACCACCTGTTAACACTGTAACTCAAACTCATCGAGAAGCGGCTGCCATATCCAAAACTCTAATGGAGTTGATTGCACAGGAGGATGATAAGCATAGTGACGATGTATATGGTGAGGGCTGGTTGCGACCTGAATTCGAGAACCAATTTGCACAGATCGAGGAGTTGAAGTACTTCGCGACCGAAAAGCATGTCAAACTTGAGAACAAAGCACTCGATGATCTATATGGTCAGCCTCAGCTGGATATGGCATACTACGGTAAACCAGTCACAGGTAACTCAATTAATATTGCCAATCTAAAGGAGAAACAGATCCGATATGGAGTCAACTCACTGGTTACTGAATCATATACACCACCAGGTACTAGTCTCGTGTTGACCAGACGATTTCAAGTCCCGACTATTACACAGATGCCGTTCCAGCGGATTGCAAAAAAAATAGACGACCCAAATATGTACGACCGCCAGTATACCTCTGGCCAACTCAGGACAGAGAGCGGTCACTTGGCCGATTCAACTCCGTTACCAGACCAATCATCATTGAGTCCTATTGAGTTGTTGGCACTTCAGCGTGAGTTGTTCCGCTGAATCTTAATGGTGTGAGTTAAGTTTTGCCTATAACGGCCAAATGTATCATCTAAATCACGCTCCTTATCAATAAATAGAAAGCTAAACTTTTTTTTGGTTACATACTCGATTGCCTTTCGGAACTGGGCGTATGACCAGCCAGGTGGGCAAAACTCTCGTGCGATGGTCATTGTCTCATTTGTGTTACCCTGGTAGTATATAAGGTTAGTGATGTTGCAACGTAAAGTCACATCAAGTAGCATGTAACGCTGACTCAAACAGAAGCAAGAGAGTCTATGGTGGCGACCCATTACAGCCAGCTTCCTGATCTGTGGACTATGACAGAACTTCTTGTAACTCGCAATATCATCGAGGATTATTAGGTTCTTCTCAGCATCAATGTCATCAGCATTCTCCTGAATCTCAAATATACGGTCCAACACGCGAACATCGGGTAAAAAGAAGTTCTCTGGTGGTATATCGAGCACCCTATACTTAGGATCAAGGTGATTGGCGGTTGGACTCAGGACGAATATGTTGTCGAAGTATCCTTTATAAAATTTCTGATCAGTCAGTAAATTGAGCATAAACACAGTCTTACCCGACCGAGACCTACCACATACGTAACTGAAGAACGGATGTTTCATTAGTACCCCACATTGTGCTGCAGGGCATTGTTTTATGTCTGGGGTGTTTACCTTAATGTCCTTAATCTCGAACATCTTGTGAACGTTTCGTTGTCTTCTATTGGTTTTCATATTATAATATAGAAATATATTATATTTTCATATATATATGGATTCACAACTACGTAAACAACAGGATAGTAAACTTACACCGCTCGAGCGTAAGGGTGCAATGGAAATAACTCCAACAATGAGAGAGTTACAAAAATTTAACTCGGATGCATTAGCGATTAATGGTGACGAATTCAGAAGTATAGATGCCTCACTGAATGAAATAAGTAGAAGCCGCAGCGCATTCGATCGGGCAGCCATTAACAACGTACCATACCTACAACAAAGTAGATCAAACTACCTCAGCCGACTGCATAGGTTTGATGTACAGATTGCAACTACTCCATTTGGTGAACAGCTTCATCAGCCCGCCAGACAGCTACATTATCGATAGACAAGCTAATATATTTTTTGCCTTAAAGGGAAAGCTATGTAAGATATAACAATGAATACAAACCCATTATACTGTGAACCATGCAAACGCGAATACAAAAGCAAACCAAGCCTACAACGGCATAAAAAAAGCCAAAAACATATAAGAAACCTAGGATCACCAAGGGAAGATATTAAAATGGAGACAAAACGGGGTGTCACAATGCCAGCCACGTTTGTGGATGTTGACTTGAGATACGTACAGTACCACGACCTTCTGATTCTTCGTACCCAGATCCCCATAATAGTCAGAAAAAAATATAACATGACAAACCGACCACGCATAACCGTATTGGTGGATGAGCTCACAGAGTTTAGAACAATGTGGTTAGCAGATGGCGAGGATTTATATAATGTAGAAAAACCATATTCGGCCCCATGTGGGTGTCGATTTGTCCAATTGAGGTCCGTAAAAAGACATATGAAGACAAAACATTATCAGGCTTGGCTGGCCTCGAGAGCCGAAAAAACACCCGAATGAGGTCCACAAACGCATTTTTTTTGTGGTTTGTTGTGGTTCATTTTTTTTAATTACGTTAAAGGGTAAGAAATATATGTTATAACAACCAACAATGACCGACACCAAAAAAATCGAATCAATGAACCGACGCGAACTTCAAGCCGAAGTTAAGCGTGTCCGTGCTTATGATAGTGAATGCTCCGCAAGAGCCAAAAGCACTGTACTTAGAGACTTTCTCATTAAAAAGGCAGCCGAAAAGGCCGCCGCAGCCACCCCAGTGGTAGTTGTAGTAAACGAAGAGCCCCATATTAAGACGGGGTTAACGGGGTGTCCCCGTATTGAACAAAAAAAAGCGCCGCAGTCGCGTGTAACTAATGAATCTGAAACATACAATGGCAGTGACCAACAGGACGCCCGAATTAATATTAATTCTGATAGGAAATCTGAATGCAAGGATATAAAGATGATGACGGACACCAAGCAAACAAACGAGCCTATAACCCAGGCCGAAAAAAATAACGAGAAAAAAATAATTAATACCAAGTATACACCAATGCCTGACCCTGAATGGTTCAGCAAAACAACACATGGGAATCAACCTCAAAGACAGATGTTTGAACACATGGATGACAAGAAGCTCACATGTGCCGTTAAAAAAGGTAAGCACGCGTTTGGTGCATTTAAAAATTGCGATACATTAGCCAGATATATTGCACAGGAGCACAGTAATGCGCCTAATTATCACGAATTATTAAGGGCCGGCCAGCCGCAAAGTATGTTTTGCGACCTAGACGGTCTGATGTCCGAGCTTGATTTGAAGTCAGAACGAGATGTTGTGGATTCATTCGAGAAGTTTATAGAGAATGTGTTTGATAGTCACAACCTAATGTATGATCCAGAACACAGTAAATGGCTGACGGCCAGTGCAGGCGATAAAGTGTCTGTCCACTGGCTTTACTCGAAGTATTATTTCGCAAACGAGAAGGCTCAAAAAAAGTTCTGGAAGGCTATGATTACACAATTTAAGGAGAATAGCTGGCTCGGCTGGACCGACCAGAAAGGGATCGAGCGCTTCATTATAGATGTGCAAGTGTACAGCAAGAATCATGGTATGCGCGCTATCTATAGTCATAAAGAAGACAAGTCCAACCCAAGACCATTACTACCATTTAGCTGGGATGTAGACGAGGGCATGACGATGTTGGACTTCAAAGAGATCGATGTTGCCGATTATCTAGTGGCCAACTGCGAGGGTAAGGAGCTATTCGAGGTCTGCGAAGAGAAGGAGAAGACTGCAATGTTTATCCCTCAGTCGCTGGATTTAATGGATCTATTGAAGATGCCAGTGGAGAACGAGCTGGTTATTGCATTTGACGAGTGCACTGCGCAAGAGCAGGAGTCCAATCGCATTGAGACTGAGCTAAGAGAATGCAAGTTGTATGGCCCATATACTGATGACCGAGATGAAATCGTCGCGATTGTGTTGGAGGTATTTCCAGACCTGATCAAGGGTGAATGGGAGAGTAATATCCTGCTCTCGATGCGCAATGGTGAGGACGGCCGGGAGTGTTTTATTAACGGCGAGGACAACAAAAGCGATAACTGTTGTGTTATTCGAAAGGACCGCGGGTTGTATTATGTATGCCATGATGATGGATGTGAAGGCCAGGAGAAGTTGTTTTACAGGTTCGACTCACCACCAACTATCCATCGGCAAGACACACCAAGTACACCACAATTGCTGAATCTAAGACCTGAGATCAAAGAATATAACAACTGCAAGACTATGTACGAGGTCGGGGATGTCAAGAAGAAAATAATACACAAGATCAACCAATATTGGTGCATGGTACTGCTGACCAAAACCACGTACATTCACGAGTATTGGGACTATAATACTCGACACGGAGACGAGGAGGTAGTCGAGAAGAAGACTCAGTTTATGGTAGAGAGTGGAGCCAGGACAGCCCTAAAAAAATGGAAGGGAACTGCCAAAATCGAAGGCAAATCAGTATCATTTGACGCATGGAATCTTTGGAGTGGGTCGATGGACCGCCGAGAATACAATGGAACCGAGTTCAATCCCAAGAAATTCATAGCGCCATCCGGCAAACAAAACACCAGATATAACTTCTACACCGGATGCGAGTATATGGTGGATAAATTACAGGACGTCGAACCATTGAATGGTGGCGAGCCATTCTTCGATCATATTCATAAGGTTTGGTGTCGCGGCAATCAACAACAGTATGATTATGTGATACACTGGATGGCCAGCCTCATACAACAACCATGGAATAAGATGAGCACATGTCTGGTGTTAATGGGCCTTCCTGGGTGTGGTAAAGGTATGATAGTTCAAATTTTAGCTGATATAATTGGACGAGACTATTTCTTCCACCCCACGAGTCCGGACTCTGTACTTGGACAGTTCAACGCTCAGCTCGCTGGTAAACTGCTAGTGTTTCTAGACGAACTCCAATGGGGTGGCAACCACGCGCAGGGTGCTGTGTTGAAGAAGCTTATCACTGAAAAAACGATTGTGATCAACCAAAAAAACATAGCGATGACCACGATAGCCAACCTTATGAACTGTATAATGGCATCAAATGAACAATGGGTGGTGCCTGCGGATATAAAATCTAGACGATATGTAGTCATGGAATGTGATGATAAACTATGTAAGATGGATAAAAAAAAAGCCAGGGTATATATCAGAGACATATGTAGTGTAGACCGTAAAAGGCTGGCCAAATACTTATCTAACATACCATTAGACACATGGGACTGCACCGCAATTCCTATGTCCACAGGCTTGCAAGGCCAGCAAATTAGAACGTTACCCAAGCTGAAAAAGTGGTGGATCAACATATTAACCGTGGGTAGCTTTGATAATATCGAGTTTAGGTTCGGTGAACCATGTCTTCTGTCGGCATTACATGCTGATTATAGAGAGATATCGGAGGACAAACATATGAGTGGACGCGTGTTCAATAAGACATTTCGCGAGCTTGTGTTCGAACCAAACTCAGCTAAATCATTCAAAGCTCTGGTGAAGGAGAATACAATACGAAAGACAGACTCCAGCGGCAGAAAAGGAGTGTATATAAAGATGCCATCAATCGATGTATGCCGCGCATATTGGGATATAAGTTCAGGATGGACCCCAGATTGGGAGTAATACAGGGACATGCTGTCCCCACGACCCTTGCAAATATAAATGTGCGGGGACTTTAGCATGTGGATTTGTTTTTTTGATATGTGCAGGAACATGCTGTCCCTACGACCCTTGCAGATATAAATGTGGAGACACCCACTCCCGTTTTCAATATGTGGCGCTGGGGAGTCAGAACGCAAAGTATAGTATGGTGATGCCAGATCCATCTTTGGACCCCATGGGGACAAAAAAAGTTCGTGTCCAGGTTCGTGTCCAGTTCGTGTCCAAAAAATGAAACGTTTGAGATGCGTTTGAAACATGTTTCAAACGAAGTTTAGTCGTTTTGGCCTACACTTGATGAGAAAATACGTGTTTTTAAACGCGTTTGAAGCAAAGTAAAAATGGACACGTGGACACCTCGGACACGTAAATTTTCGATTTTTCAGATTATATGGGGATCTGCTGAAAATTCCCATATCTACGTGTCCGAGGTGTCCACGTGTCCATTTTTACTTTCTTCCATTTTAATAATTTATAAGAGTTAGAGTCTATATACTAAAAAATAATACGATAATTCTTAGTTAAGTGACTCCCCCAACCCATCTCGAGCGATCCATTTTGCCGGACACGAGCCGGACACGAACTTGGACACGAACTTTTTTTGTCCCCATAGATCCCAATGATGTATCTTGGACTGTCAGGATAACATTATTTATGCCGTGACTGCAAGGCAACATCTGTCCATAGGAGTATTTAATTATTTTTTCTCTAAACAAACATAATGCCTATACAATAACAACAATGCCATCTCAACAAAAAGAAAGCAAACTATCACTTAACAATCTCCATCAATTGGTCGAACAACTCGATGTCGAGCACTTTAAATTCGATGAACTCAAGAACAAGCGGTCCGCAACCCGAAGCCGGAACAAGTTGTCTGAGATTTCCAAACTGTGCAAATTAATGCGTGCACAATGCCTATCCGAGGTCAAAGCCATGCCAGTCATCAGAAAAAAAACAAGCCCAAAGGCAGCCCGCGGGGACACCCCGCCCCCCGCAACTGAAAAGACTACTGTAGCCGCACTTGTGGCCGATATTGAATCTGAGTCAAAACAACAAGAGCCTGAGAACAGCGCTTGAACATCCTTTAAAGTAAATTCGGGGTTGACGGGGTGTCCCCGTGTAATTAGGTCTCAGTTTTTTTTTATTTGCGCCTTACGATACTGGGTTAACGGGGTGTCCCCGTATTTAATTTGCGCCTACGCCTCTCCCGTTGTTTTCGATTACTCAACGTCCGATGGATACCCATTGAAAACATATCATCGTTATACCTGCCACGCTTCGGCAGTGGTGTGGTACGGCATTGAAATAAGTCATATAACGCATCCCATTTTGTATGTAACGCCCCGCAATTGATCGACTGGTACACTATAATATCATAATTATTTCTGTAGCACAAGTCGGATACATATAGCGCGATATCTCCAATCACATTATCTACAGTGGGAGGTGTCCGTTTTGTCGCATTCGGTCCTCGTTTTCGCCAATAATGCGACCGAAGCATCGGTTGGAATAGTTCTCTAGTGGTTATTTGTGATTCAACTGGCTTGCCAACCACATATTCCCGGCATATATTACCCAGATCACAGGGCATATACTTATTAAGTGACATTACCATCATGTCATTCAAAATTTGCTTATACTGCATGAAACATTTTACCACGACCAACGCGTAGTCATTTGCGTATGGGGTGCTCGGTAGATTGAACACACCTTGTTTAGATTGCTTCTTCTCGCGTTTGCGGAATACCTCGTACGATATAGGCTCGCGCCATGCTGTAAACAGCCTCTTTAAGTATCGTTCGCTTTCAATCAGTTGTTGGTCCATATATATTACAAATATAATTTTATTTAAATCTTATCTTTCTCTAAATATAAACAATGGCACTTCAATATATAACAACAGCGGTTGAAGACTTTATGACGCCAAGCATGGTGAGCATAACAATGGATTACCTTGGTGAGCTAGACATGACACAAAAATACATGGAACTTGTGAGGCTTGATATTATACACCATATTGATGGTATAGGTCAAGATTATAGATTTGGGCAAGAAATAATAAATGTAATAAGAAACCCAGACAAAGCATATCCAGTCGAACGTAAAAAATCACACTACGCTGAATTCCTGACATGGGATAATAAAACAATGCAAAGAAACCTAGAAATTCGTGTGGGTGAGTTAATGGCTGAGCAGTTCAGAAGTATGCATAGCCTTCGATTTAGTAGAGAATATTGGTCGCCAGACAGAATAGAGATGCATGAGCGTTGGATTAGGGATCAAACCAAAAAGGGAGAAGACAGAATGATCGAGCTAGAGCAATACCTGAAGGAGATGACAGAAGTGATCGCTATGAACTAATTGGGTCTCAGTTTTTTTTAATTTAAATTATTATCTTTTCTAAATATAAACAATGACAGAACAAGAAGTTAAAACCGAACTTAACCACTATATGGATCCTAACTTAGCCAATATAGTCTCAAATTATATAGAATCGGACATGCACCCCTATTACATCGAGTTACTATGTGATTCTTGGGATGATTTATCATTACTGGGTAGTAGTGACCCTGGTGGACGGACAGGTATAGAACGAGCGAACTTCATCATGAATTATGATATCAAATGTAAGATCCATAGCAAAAAAAGAAAAATGCTCCACGAATTAATAAGAAACCCAGATGTTGAGTATAAGGATGACAGACGTAAGAAATCCTTTTATGATTTCAATGAGAGGGATATGTTGGAGTATTATCTTAGGCGTGTCTCGAGTAAACTTGATGAGACCCTAATGAGGTTACGCTGCTATAGTGCCAATCCAGAATATTTTTCCCCAAGCTATGTGGTGGATGATATGGGTCGGGGGTTGGAGAGACAGAAAAATCTAATTGAAGGTTGGTTGGCTGAATGTGACTAATATTTATTATTCTCTAAACATAATCTCAGACCAATTATATATGTCTGACTTCAAATTCGAACTCACTAATCCCTTGTACTTCAGAACAAACCCTCAACTATCATTAATCAATGACTTCATTACTAAACATGTTTCTAACGACAAACGAATACAGTACGATGTGGACCTTCGCCTATGTCTGTGTCTTGTTGCTGCTCGTTATCTATCACATGACACTCCTACAAGAATTACCGCTGGTGGCTCCGCTTTCAACTGGCTCAGAAGCTCGATTGAGCATGCACACACTGCAACTCCTAGACCTGGCTATGACGTGTCGGGCCTTCGACTCGATTACCAACATGATCTAGACGAGCTTGTAAACAACCTCGTTGTAGGAATTAGCTTGTCAAGATTACCCGCTAATTAATATCGGAAAATATTTTTTTTATTTTCATATGTATATATCATGCAAAAAACAAACGACCAAAAATCAGCTCCCTGTAACCGGCTCAACTTACTTAAGACTCTCGTATCACGGGATAAGACCCCACATGTAACCATTCTGCGCGAGCTTAGCGCTCTGTTCGAGTTCAAGACGCGGTCAGCAGTAGTTGCTCTCCAAGAGGCCGTTATAACTGTTTTGAAGTCGCCTCTAGACAACTCCGACATCCAACCTCTACTAAAATCAAATGGTCTTCGCAATCTATTTCTTGATCTGACTTCAATCAAGAACGCTCAAAACAAGTTCACCGCAATCAATGTTGAACTCAGACGTAGGCAGCTACCTATATTAATCATACCAACTGACGACCAGCAACGGCTCATTGAACAGTACAGAAAGAAAGTATTGGCTAAGAATACATCCGTTATAGAGATTGATCGTAAGACCCTCGACTCACTAGTTGACCACCTGGTAGCATCTTCCAACCTCTATGAAAACATCTGTCTAGCAGCCCTTGTCTCTGGTTGTCGTATGATAGAGATCCTAGACAAGCGCGTAACTACCTTCTCCGAGGCATCAGCCAATGATATCTTGCAAATTGGGGTGGCCAAAGACCGAAAATCAACCATGGTAGTCAAGAAGCCAATCTTATACATCACACCAGAAGAGTTCATGACACTAATCAATTCAATCCGTGAGAACGTAATACTACAGAACAAGTCACGCACACAAGTCACCAACAAGTATTGTAGCCGGGTAAATTCTGCATTCCGTTTGGCGTGTACAAGGTTTGGTATAAACCCACCAAGAAGTGAATTCAAACTGCATCTGGCTCGCAAGATCTACGCAAACCTAGCCTGGAGTATATACGGCAAACGCAGTCATATGTCATATCCCATTTATATTATGCAGAAGCTAGGACATAAGACCCCCTCTACCGTTACATCATATTCAAATGTCAAGATTAAGGGACATGCTGTCCCTTATGATCCCTTGCAGCCTGAGCAAAAGACTTCATGTCGGAGTTAACTGGGTGTCCCCGTATATTTTTTTTGCAAAATATATTAATTCCTATAATATACAATGAATGGACTCGGTCAACCCAATGACTATAATTCAACAAGTAACCTCGGCAATAATTATTACGAGGACCTAAATTTAGGAACAAAAACAACCGAAGATGTGAATATAATAACAGATAATAAGGTTCGCATGACAATCGATGATATAACTGGTGATGTCCATGTATTTGGAAATTTAACAGCAGATGGAGGTATTACAGGTGCAACCGCCAGCCATCTGATCTCAGGTAATACTGAGGGTAAAGACCTTATACTAGGTACACTAGACGACTTTGATATAGAAGTTCAACGCAATGGAGTGGAACAACTCACGTTCTATGACGACCATATCGGGGTCAATCAACAACTCAAAGGTGAAGGTATAGTCCCGTTTCAATGGGATTCAACACATGTAACCGCAATACCCACTGCAAGTCTGGATGCGGCCAACTTTGAAGTAACATACAGTGCAGATACTGCTGGAGATGATTTTGTTGGTATAACTCCGTTCATGACTATCGGCACCCACGTCCAAACAATCATCGGAGTTGTCAAAAGCAATACAAACTCCAACGACTACGTCGGCATAGGCCGCAACTTAGTGGGTGGCTCAAATGACCACACCAACTTTACAGATTACTTTATATTTAGGGCAGATGGATCTACTGTTACATCCGTTTCGCTCAACACAAAACTAGCAACGTACGACGACATCGGTACACGAACATGGACCTCAGCCAATAGTCATACATTCACAATGGCATTCTACGAAGATGGAACACCCGATGATCTCAAGCATTACATCATGTTCTCACGGACTGGACGATCTATTTATCGTTTAGATGTGACTGGTCTAACCGCAAGTGGATGGCAACTCATACATGGTAATGCAACACAAGGTTCTGGTGTGCTGACTACAGTCAAATCTGGGATCTCGGCTGATGTTATCATAGACGGATATGATGTTGCGCTAGAAATATCCAGGCTGATCCAGTCGTCATCAATCGCAACAACTAGCGGTGCTATCGAGGCTATTAGTCTAGACGCTTCATCTGCAATTACCTTACCCATCGGACCAGTCAACGCGACCAAAATAGAGCTAGCCGATACTACAATCGTGACTGAATCTAAAGGTCCGTTACATGGACTCGAGGGGTTAGATATCACTGGTGACATAGTAGTGTCTGGCCTAGTGGATGGTGTTGATATTGCAGAATTCAAGAGTCTTTACAATGATCTTGTGTCTGAAGTGGTTGTAAATGGAACCCCATTGAATCCCCAAGCCAAAACGGTAACAACCACCGGTGCAGTATATCAGCGAATGCATCTGGATGTTGGAGCATCACGAATATTTGTGCTGGCCGGAAGCAATTTAGAATCGTATTCATATGACGCATTCTTAGCCTTTACTTTGCTAGATACACTAGTATTAACCGGCACGCTAGCGCAGATTACAGTAACGGGGACAACAGCATACATATCCGCAGGTGCTGAGTTTCATACAGTTGACATCAGTGACCCCAGTAATCTGGCTCTACATGTATCAACATCCGCCAGGACTTACTACGAGTCATGTGTTGTTGGATCTAATTTATATATAGCCGCTAATACGACAGGGATTGATCGATATGACATCAGCACGCCATCAGCCCCAAGTTATCTGGATTCATATGATGATGGTGCGAATGCTAGGCGTTGTACAGTGTATGACTCGAACACAAAGCTCCTCGTGGGGACGGTTGACGGAGTATATGGAGTCGACATAAGTACGCCAGGATCAGAATCAACACTGTTTGCTGAAATTGCTATGTCTGGAACTGTAAACAAAATAAATGTCGATGAACCCAATGATACATTTTACTCAGGCACCTCAGATGGTAATCTATATGCACATGTATTGAGCACTCAAGCACTCATATCCAATATCGATATAGGCCCGTCCGCTAGAGAAATGGTGCATGAAACAGTCGATGGCCGACAGCTGTTGTATATAGCAAACTCAGGATCAGGTCTGCAGACAGTTGAATTAGCTGGTGGTGCGTTATCTATCATTGCATCTGACGACCAAGGAGGTACGTATTACGGAGTAGCCTCAGACATAGCGAATCTACACTTATTCATAGGAACCTCCGCTGGTTTGCGTGGTTATGAGGCAGAATCGGTAATCGAGGTAAACAAGATGTGTGTAATGAGCCCTGATGATACAACTGGGGCTGGAACAGGAGCCTATCAAATGGCTGGCGGTATGTATGTTACGAAGAATATCTATTCAGGAGGATCTCTAGTAGTTGCATCGAATATCTCCTCAACGTCTGGAACTATAGGTGGACTTACAGCAGCTGAGCTTGCTGAACTCGGTAACATAGATTCAACTACAATATCAAACACACAGTGGGGATACCTCGGTGCGTTGGATCAAAACCTCACCACAACAAGCGCCGTTGACTTTGCCCAGCTAACTGTTGACTTTATTCAGATTAATGGGGGCTCGCTAACATACAGCAATACATCAGGCAACAATCGTATTGTCATCCCAGATAATCAAGCCATAGCGTTCGCAATCCGAGAAGGTACTACGAACTATCTTTCGTTAGACACGACAGACGGCGCAGAAAAAATTAAACTCAACAAATGTATTGAGGTTGATTGTGATGTGGACGATACTGGTATAACACTCCAGGTGTCAGATAACACATTTTCAAACGGACTGATGTTCAAAAACAGCGGAGGTTCATTCACTGGACGTATGTTTAGAGAAGATACCGGTGGTAATCAGGCTGATATTGTATTTAGTTGTGATGCTGCAAATAGCGATGTATCACTGCTAACTGAATCAATGAGAATCAAGAACGACGACCAAACAGTAGAGATTACATCAGGTCTACTTGAGTTTACCCAAACCGGTGCTAATGCTAATAAAATTCTGATACCAGACAACCTAGCTGCGGCATTTACTATTACTGAAGGCGCTAACCCATATATCGATATCATCACCAGTAATGCATCTGAGAATATATTATTCCACAAGGTACTCACATTGAATTCTGGCCTGAATCTCACAGCCGGTGGTCATATCAAGGCCAATGATATCAGAGGTGTTAGTGCTGCTGCAATGAACATCGCGGGCACTACATCAACCAAGTTGAATCTGGCTGTGACTGGTGTGACAACTGAGGTTAAGGGTCCGTTAGATGTAATTGAACTACTGAGTGCAGACTCGATTGAGGCAACCGACCTGATCCTAGACAGTGCATCAGACCAAATTCAAATTGGTAGTGCAGCCAAGACCACCCTGAGTAGTACAACCGATGTAACAGCTGCTAGAACAATCACAATGCCTAACTTCAATGGTATTATGCAAGTATGGGGTACATTCACATCTATTATTGACTCAGCAACACAAACCCAACTGAATTCATTGTTCAATGTATTCCTAGTAGATTCAACAACGAATGCTAATGACCTGAAGCTGTTTGATCTGGGCGCTGTCTCAGTTACTCATGACTTCTGGGTAAAGGTCATCGATGTTGGTAACAACGCGGCAACTAACAACATAACATTTGCTGTATTTAGCGGTAGTGATACCATCAATTCAACACTCACCATCAATACTAACTCAGGTAGTAGACTCATATATGTTGATGAATCAACACGGACGTGGTACAACGCCGGTAATTAATCCGAATAAAAATATGTTTTTTTAGATATAATGGAACAAGCTTTACCAATTCTATTAATTGTAGTCAAGCCCCTAATTAAGAGTGTCGTGAGTCAGTTGGCTGCACATTATTCGGTCCTACACTTCGATAAAAAACTTCACCTGGATAAGCCCATAGACCAGATTGGGCAGTCAGATGTGTTAATCGTAGACATCAAGCACGGGTTGTTCGATAATATCCGGAACAATAAAATACTCAGATGGCTGAGGCGCCAAGACCTCAGTAAGTTCAAGCCAATCTATGTATATGGCAAGACTAAATTCAAGGCAGCATTCAACACTGCTGTTAAGCTGAAGCGGATGCCTGTTATTCGAGGGCGAAACTTAATCAAAGCATCATCACTGGTGGATGACTCAAAAGAACAGAGTGTCTCGTTTAGTGTAGATGATATGAGTAGAATATCAGAGGAACTCGATATACCAGCTGAGCTTCGCAGATTCCACAACCTAATGGATGAGTTTAGCAACCTGCGAGACGACTATAGGCTACTCGAATCTAAGAACCTTGAGCTACTCGAGTCGATAAAAAAACTGCAGGCTGAGAACGGTCACCTCCTTGCGTTACAAGACGACCCGACTCGTAGACCTAACAATGTAACCCAGTTTAAGAGTCAGGAAAAACATGTACAGCCGATCCCAAATGGTGTAAGACTCATGTTAGGAGAAGATATAAGTGAGACACTTAAATGGAGAAACCGCGTCGAGAAGCGTCGCATACAGAGGCGTGCTCGCGAATGGACTGCATAGATTCAGAATAGTTAAATATTTTTTTTCTTAACAAAAATCAATCTGGGTATATAAAGATGATGCAGACACTAACAAACAATTGGTTTCAACAAACTATACAATTAACGATGGAGGAAGCTTGGGAGATTGCGAGATTATGTGGTATGGACCGTAAAGATACATTAGAACATCATGCTAGATGGGTGGCATATAAGGCCGTCACAGTAGCCACTGGATATAAAGTACAATTCACAGGATGTGATCCATCAAATGATTTCTATGTGGATATAGGAAAATGGTACACCAATAGAAAATGGACATTCGATCATCCAGTTGTGTGGATGCATATGTATTACAAACAGCAGTATCCCGCAGAAATATGCACACTTATATCCGATTATTATGGGTCAGAAGATACAAAGGTTGATGGTAATTGTGATTGGTATTATAACGGATATAAGACTGAATATACTGACGTCAGTAATATGGGTCTAGCAGGTGTATGTGCCTCTGCATTACAAACCCTGGTGTGTCCGATAGGGATATTATGGTGTTGGGGTTGTAACTGTGATGATGACGCTGAGAACAGCGCGTGTTCCAACTGGTGTTGGTGTGGTGAGGGTAATAAAAAACAAAGAAAACGATGCCGGGAGGTCCACTTCCTGACAAATCAATACAACAACAGCTGGATCAACCGAGCTAATTCATATAGATCATTACCCACGGAGATCAATCCTAAACACAAATCTCACTAACCCTACCCTAATATCCGTTTTTTTTGCGCGTACGCACCCCCTAAAGGGGGTGCCCCCCGACCTTGCTTTGAAGCCCTCGAGAGCACACCTCACACCCATATCTCCGCGTCATAGCCAAAATATCATAGCTTTGATGCCATAACCTCCGATCATAGCAAATGACCATAACGCCCTCACATGTACTATCTGCACCCATATGAGGCCATCATCCGAGATGGGTCAATTTAGCTTAAAGAGAAGGTTTCGAGGTTTGAATCGTTTCATATCTGTTTTTGGAGGGACTTGAGGCCCTCGCCCGATTATAGAGATTCGAGATGTAACGGGCTTATATGTAGTCACAGAGGGTATTTGAGGTCCACAAACGACATGCTTCATTTTAGGTTAAAGAAGAGATCTCGAGATCCGAGTCGATTCATTTGCGTTTTGGAGTGGACTTGAGGGCCTCACCCGAGTTCAGATTTAGTAGTCATATGAGGCCGTTAAGTCAGCTCGTGAAGTATATATGTGGGGTCTACATGCAGTCATAAGTGGGGTTTGATGGCCTCGTACCGATCCAAGCGCGCGCCTAAATTTTGCGCAGCCCAAACTTTGCGCAATTTACCTGTTTTTCTGCGCACCAAAAGTCGTGCGCAATTTACCTGTTTTTCTGCGCACTTTTTCCGACCCCCACTGCTATTCTGATATTAGAGTATATATATACTCTAATATCAGAATAGCAGTGGGGGTCGGAAAAAGTGCGCAGAAAAACAGGTAAATTGCGCACGACTTTTGGTGCGCAGAAAAACAGGTAAATTGCGCAAAGTTTGGGCTGCGCAAAATTTAGGCGCGCGCTTGGATCGGTACGAGGCCATCAAACCCCACTTATGACTGCATGTAGACCCCACATATATACTTCACGAGCTGACTTAACGGCCTCATATGACTACTAAATCTGAACTCGGGTGAGGCCCTCAAGTCCACTCCAAAACGCAAATGAATCGACTCGGATCTCGAGATCTCTTCTTTAACCTAAAATGAAGCATGTCGTTTGTGGACCTCAAATACCCTCTGTGACTACATATAAGCCCGTTACATCTCGAATCTCTATAATCGGGCGAGGGCCTCAAGTCCCTCCAAAAACAGATATGAAACGATTCAAACCTCGAAACCTTCTCTTTAAGCTAAATTGACCCATCTCGGATGATGGCCTCATATGGGTGCAGATAGTACATGTGAGGGCGTTATGGTCATTTGCTATGATCGGAGGTTATGGCATCAAAGCTATGATATTTTGGCTATGACGCGGAGATATGGGTGTGAGGTGTGCTCTCGAGGGCTTCAAAGCAAGGTCGGGGGGCACCCCCTTTAGGGGGTGCGTACGCGCAAAAAAAACGGATATTAGGGTAGGGTTAGTGAGATTTGTGTTTAGGATTGATCTCCGTGGGTAATGATCTATATGAATTAGCTCGGTTGATCCAGCTGTTGTTGTATTGATTTGTCAGGAAGTGGACCTCCCGGCATCGTTTTCTTTGTTTTTTATTACCCTCACCACACCAACACCAGTTGGAACACGCGCTGTTCTCAGCGTCATCATCACAGTTACAACCCCAACACCATAATATCCCTATCGGACACACCAGGGTTTGTAATGCAGAGGCACATACACCTGCTAGACCCATATTACTGACGTCAGTATATTCAGTCTTATATCCGTTATAATACCAATCACAATTACCATCAACCTTTGTATCTTCTGACCCATAATAATCGGATATAAGTGTGCATATTTCTGCGGGATACTGCTGTTTGTAATACATATGCATCCACACAACTGGATGATCGAATGTCCATTTTCTATTGGTGTACCATTTTCCTATATCCACATAGAAATCATTTGATGGATCACATCCTGTGAATTGTACTTTATATCCAGTGGCTACTGTGACGGCCTTATATGCCACCCATCTAGCATGATGTTCTAATGTATCTTTACGGTCCATACCACATAATCTCGCAATCTCCCAAGCTTCCTCCATCGTTAATTGTATAGTTTGTTGAAACCAATTGTTTGTTAGTGTCTGCATCATCTTTATATACCCAGATTGATTTTTGTTAAGAAAAAAAATATTTAACTATTCTGAATCTATGCAGTCCATTCGCGAGCACGCCTCTGTATGCGACGCTTCTCGACGCGGTTTCTCCATTTAAGTGTCTCACTTATATCTTCTCCTAACATGAGTCTTACACCATTTGGGATCGGCTGTACATGTTTTTCCTGACTCTTAAACTGGGTTACATTGTTAGGTCTACGAGTCGGGTCGTCTTGTAACGCAAGGAGGTGACCGTTCTCAGCCTGCAGTTTTTTTATCGACTCGAGTAGCTCAAGGTTCTTAGATTCGAGTAGCCTATAGTCGTCTCGCAGGTTGCTAAACTCATCCATTAGGTTGTGGAATCTGCGAAGCTCAGCTGGTATATCGAGTTCCTCTGATATTCTACTCATATCATCTACACTAAACGAGACACTCTGTTCTTTTGAGTCATCCACCAGTGATGATGCTTTGATTAAGTTTCGCCCTCGAATAACAGGCATCCGCTTCAGCTTAACAGCAGTGTTGAATGCTGCCTTGAATTTAGTCTTGCCATATACATAGATTGGCTTGAACTTACTGAGGTCTTGGCGCCTCAGCCATCTGAGTATTTTATTGTTCCGGATATTATCGAACAACCCGTGCTTGATGTCTACGATTAACACATCTGACTGCCCAATCTGGTCTATGGGCTTATCCAGGTGAAGTTTTTTATCGAAGTGTAGGACCGAATAATGTGCAGCCAACTGACTCACGACACTCTTAATTAGGGGCTTGACTACAATTAATAGAATTGGTAAAGCTTGTTCCATTATATCTAAAAAAACATATTTTTATTCGGATTAATTACCGGCGTTGTACCACGTCCGTGTTGATTCATCAACATATATGAGTCTACTACCTGAGTTAGTATTGATGGTGAGTGTTGAATTGATGGTATCACTACCGCTAAATACAGCAAATGTTATGTTGTTAGTTGCCGCGTTGTTACCAACATCGATGACCTTTACCCAGAAGTCATGAGTAACTGAGACAGCGCCCAGATCAAACAGCTTCAGGTCATTAGCATTCGTTGTTGAATCTACTAGGAATACATTGAACAATGAATTCAGTTGGGTTTGTGTTGCTGAGTCAATAATAGATGTGAATGTACCCCATACTTGCATAATACCATTGAAGTTAGGCATTGTGATTGTTCTAGCAGCTGTTACATCGGTTGTACTACTCAGGGTGGTCTTGGCTGCACTACCAATTTGAATTTGGTCTGATGCACTGTCTAGGATCAGGTCGGTTGCCTCAATCGAGTCTGCACTCAGTAGTTCAATTACATCTAACGGACCCTTAACCTCAGTTGTCACACCAGTCACAGCCAGATTCAACTTGGTTGATGTAGTGCCCGCGATGTTCATTGCAGCAGCACTAACACCTCTGATATCATTGGCCTTGATATGACCACCGGCTGTGAGATTCAGGCCAGAATTCAATGTGAGTACCTTGTGGAATAATATATTCTCAGATGCATTACTGGTGATGATATCGATATATGGGTTAGCGCCTTCAGTAATAGTAAATGCCGCAGCTAGGTTGTCTGGTATCAGAATTTTATTAGCATTAGCACCGGTTTGGGTAAACTCAAGTAGACCTGATGTAATCTCTACTGTTTGGTCGTCGTTCTTGATTCTCATTGATTCAGTTAGCAGTGATACATCGCTATTTGCAGCATCACAACTAAATACAATATCAGCCTGATTACCACCGGTATCTTCTCTAAACATACGTCCAGTGAATGAACCTCCGCTGTTTTTGAACATCAGTCCGTTTGAAAATGTGTTATCTGACACCTGGAGTGTTATACCAGTATCGTCCACATCACAATCAACCTCAATACATTTGTTGAGTTTAATTTTTTCTGCGCCGTCTGTCGTGTCTAACGAAAGATAGTTCGTAGTACCTTCTCGGATTGCGAACGCTATGGCTTGATTATCTGGGATGACAATACGATTGTTGCCTGATGTATTGCTGTATGTTAGCGAGCCCCCATTAATCTGAATAAAGTCAACAGTTAGCTGGGCAAAGTCAACGGCGCTTGTTGTGGTGAGGTTTTGATCCAACGCACCGAGGTATCCCCACTGTGTGTTTGATATTGTAGTTGAATCTATGTTACCGAGTTCAGCAAGCTCAGCTGCTGTAAGTCCACCTATAGTTCCAGACGTTGAGGAGATATTCGATGCAACTACTAGAGATCCTCCTGAATAGATATTCTTCGTAACATACATACCGCCAGCCATTTGATAGGCTCCTGTTCCAGCCCCAGTTGTATCATCAGGGCTCATTACACACATCTTGTTTACCTCGATTACCGATTCTGCCTCATAACCACGCAAACCAGCGGAGGTTCCTATGAATAAGTGTAGATTCGCTATGTCTGAGGCTACTCCGTAATACGTACCTCCTTGGTCGTCAGATGCAATGATAGATAACGCACCACCAGCTAATTCAACTGTCTGCAGACCTGATCCTGAGTTTGCTATATACAACAGCTGTCGGCCATCGACTGTTTCATGCACCATTTCTCTAGCGGACGGGCCTATATCGATATTGGATATGAGTGCTTGAGTGCTCAATACATGTGCATATAGATTACCATCTGAGGTGCCTGAGTAAAATGTATCATTGGGTTCATCGACATTTATTTTGTTTACAGTTCCAGACATAGCAATTTCAGCAAACAGTGTTGATTCTGATCCTGGCGTACTTATGTCGACTCCATATACTCCGTCAACCGTCCCCACGAGGAGCTTTGTGTTCGAGTCATACACTGTACAACGCCTAGCATTCGCACCATCATCATATGAATCCAGATAACTTGGGGCTGATGGCGTGCTGATGTCATATCGATCAATCCCTGTCGTATTAGCGGCTATATATAAATTAGATCCAACAACACATGACTCGTAGTAAGTCCTGGCGGATGTTGATACATGTAGAGCCAGATTACTGGGGTCACTGATGTCAACTGTATGAAACTCAGCACCTGCGGATATGTATGCTGTTGTCCCCGTTACTGTAATCTGCGCTAGCGTGCCGGTTAATACTAGTGTATCTAGCAAAGTAAAGGCTAAGAATGCGTCATATGAATACGATTCTAAATTGCTTCCGGCCAGCACAAATATTCGTGATGCTCCAACATCCAGATGCATTCGCTGATATACTGCACCGGTGGTTGTTACCGTTTTGGCTTGGGGATTCAATGGGGTTCCATTTACAACCACTTCAGACACAAGATCATTGTAAAGACTCTTGAATTCTGCAATATCAACACCATCCACTAGGCCAGACACTACTATGTCACCAGTGATATCTAACCCCTCGAGTCCATGTAACGGACCTTTAGATTCAGTCACGATTGTAGTATCGGCTAGCTCTATTTTGGTCGCGTTGACTGGTCCGATGGGTAAGGTAATTGCAGATGAAGCGTCTAGACTAATAGCCTCGATAGCACCGCTAGTTGTTGCGATTGATGACGACTGGATCAGCCTGGATATTTCTAGCGCAACATCATATCCGTCTATGATAACATCAGCCGAGATCCCAGATTTGACTGTAGTCAGCACACCAGAACCTTGTGTTGCATTACCATGTATGAGTTGCCATCCACTTGCGGTTAGACCAGTCACATCTAAACGATAAATAGATCGTCCAGTCCGTGAGAACATGATGTAATGCTTGAGATCATCGGGTGTTCCATCTTCGTAGAATGCCATTGTGAATGTATGACTATTGGCTGAGGTCCATGTTCGTGTACCGATGTCGTCGTACGTTGCTAGTTTTGTGTTGAGCGAAACGGATGTAACAGTAGATCCATCTGCCCTAAATATAAAGTAATCTGTAAAGTTGGTGTGGTCATTTGAGCCACCCACTAAGTTGCGGCCTATGCCGACGTAGTCGTTGGAGTTTGTATTGCTTTTGACAACTCCGATGATTGTTTGGACGTGGGTGCCGATAGTCATGAACGGAGTTATACCAACAAAATCATCTCCAGCAGTATCTGCACTGTATGTTACTTCAAAGTTGGCCGCATCCAGACTTGCAGTGGGTATTGCGGTTACATGTGTTGAATCCCATTGAAACGGGACTATACCTTCACCTTTGAGTTGTTGATTGACCCCGATATGGTCGTCATAGAACGTGAGTTGTTCCACTCCATTGCGTTGAACTTCTATATCAAAGTCGTCTAGTGTACCTAGTATAAGGTCTTTACCCTCAGTATTACCTGAGATCAGATGGCTGGCGGTTGCACCTGTAATACCTCCATCTGCTGTTAAATTTCCAAATACATGGACATCACCAGTTATATCATCGATTGTCATGCGAACCTTATTATCTGTTATTATATTCACATCTTCGGTTGTTTTTGTTCCTAAATTTAGGTCCTCGTAATAATTATTGCCGAGGTTACTTGTTGAATTATAGTCATTGGGTTGACCGAGTCCATTCATTGTATATTATAGGAATTAATATATTTTGCAAAAAAAATATACGGGGACACCCAGTTAACTCCGACATGAAGTCTTTTGCTCAGGCTGCAAGGGATCATAAGGGACAGCATGTCCCTTAATCTTGACATTTGAATATGATGTAACGGTAGAGGGGGTCTTATGTCCTAGCTTCTGCATAATATAAATGGGATATGACATATGACTGCGTTTGCCGTATATACTCCAGGCTAGGTTTGCGTAGATCTTGCGAGCCAGATGCAGTTTGAATTCACTTCTTGGTGGGTTTATACCAAACCTTGTACACGCCAAACGGAATGCAGAATTTACCCGGCTACAATACTTGTTGGTGACTTGTGTGCGTGACTTGTTCTGTAGTATTACGTTCTCACGGATTGAATTGATTAGTGTCATGAACTCTTCTGGTGTGATGTATAAGATTGGCTTCTTGACTACCATGGTTGATTTTCGGTCTTTGGCCACCCCAATTTGCAAGATATCATTGGCTGATGCCTCGGAGAAGGTAGTTACGCGCTTGTCTAGGATCTCTATCATACGACAACCAGAGACAAGGGCTGCTAGACAGATGTTTTCATAGAGGTTGGAAGATGCTACCAGGTGGTCAACTAGTGAGTCGAGGGTCTTACGATCAATCTCTATAACGGATGTATTCTTAGCCAATACTTTCTTTCTGTACTGTTCAATGAGCCGTTGCTGGTCGTCAGTTGGTATGATTAATATAGGTAGCTGCCTACGTCTGAGTTCAACATTGATTGCGGTGAACTTGTTTTGAGCGTTCTTGATTGAAGTCAGATCAAGAAATAGATTGCGAAGACCATTTGATTTTAGTAGAGGTTGGATGTCGGAGTTGTCTAGAGGCGACTTCAAAACAGTTATAACGGCCTCTTGGAGAGCAACTACTGCTGACCGCGTCTTGAACTCGAACAGAGCGCTAAGCTCGCGCAGAATGGTTACATGTGGGGTCTTATCCCGTGATACGAGAGTCTTAAGTAAGTTGAGCCGGTTACAGGGAGCTGATTTTTGGTCGTTTGTTTTTTGCATGATATATACATATGAAAATAAAAAAAATATTTTCCGATATTAATTAGCGGGTAATCTTGACAAGCTAATTCCTACAACGAGGTTGTTTACAAGCTCGTCTAGATCATGTTGGTAATCGAGTCGAAGGCCCGACACGTCATAGCCAGGTCTAGGAGTTGCAGTGTGTGCATGCTCAATCGAGCTTCTGAGCCAGTTGAAAGCGGAGCCACCAGCGGTAATTCTTGTAGGAGTGTCATGTGATAGATAACGAGCAGCAACAAGACACAGACATAGGCGAAGGTCCACATCGTACTGTATTCGTTTGTCGTTAGAAACATGTTTAGTAATGAAGTCATTGATTAATGATAGTTGAGGGTTTGTTCTGAAGTACAAGGGATTAGTGAGTTCGAATTTGAAGTCAGACATATATAATTGGTCTGAGATTATGTTTAGAGAATAATAAATATTAGTCACATTCAGCCAACCAACCTTCAATTAGATTTTTCTGTCTCTCCAACCCCCGACCCATATCATCCACCACATAGCTTGGGGAAAAATATTCTGGATTGGCACTATAGCAGCGTAACCTCATTAGGGTCTCATCAAGTTTACTCGAGACACGCCTAAGATAATACTCCAACATATCCCTCTCATTGAAATCATAAAAGGATTTCTTACGTCTGTCATCCTTATACTCAACATCTGGGTTTCTTATTAATTCGTGGAGCATTTTTCTTTTTTTGCTATGGATCTTACATTTGATATCATAATTCATGATGAAGTTCGCTCGTTCTATACCTGTCCGTCCACCAGGGTCACTACTACCCAGTAATGATAAATCATCCCAAGAATCACATAGTAACTCGATGTAATAGGGGTGCATGTCCGATTCTATATAATTTGAGACTATATTGGCTAAGTTAGGATCCATATAGTGGTTAAGTTCGGTTTTAACTTCTTGTTCTGTCATTGTTTATATTTAGAAAAGATAATAATTTAAATTAAAAAAAACTGAGACCCAATTAGTTCATAGCGATCACTTCTGTCATCTCCTTCAGGTATTGCTCTAGCTCGATCATTCTGTCTTCTCCCTTTTTGGTTTGATCCCTAATCCAACGCTCATGCATCTCTATTCTGTCTGGCGACCAATATTCTCTACTAAATCGAAGGCTATGCATACTTCTGAACTGCTCAGCCATTAACTCACCCACACGAATTTCTAGGTTTCTTTGCATTGTTTTATTATCCCATGTCAGGAATTCAGCGTAGTGTGATTTTTTACGTTCGACTGGATATGCTTTGTCTGGGTTTCTTATTACATTTATTATTTCTTGCCCAAATCTATAATCTTGACCTATACCATCAATATGGTGTATAATATCAAGCCTCACAAGTTCCATGTATTTTTGTGTCATGTCTAGCTCACCAAGGTAATCCATTGTTATGCTCACCATGCTTGGCGTCATAAAGTCTTCAACCGCTGTTGTTATATATTGAAGTGCCATTGTTTATATTTAGAGAAAGATAAGATTTAAATAAAATTATATTTGTAATATATATGGACCAACAACTGATTGAAAGCGAACGATACTTAAAGAGGCTGTTTACAGCATGGCGCGAGCCTATATCGTACGAGGTATTCCGCAAACGCGAGAAGAAGCAATCTAAACAAGGTGTGTTCAATCTACCGAGCACCCCATACGCAAATGACTACGCGTTGGTCGTGGTAAAATGTTTCATGCAGTATAAGCAAATTTTGAATGACATGATGGTAATGTCACTTAATAAGTATATGCCCTGTGATCTGGGTAATATATGCCGGGAATATGTGGTTGGCAAGCCAGTTGAATCACAAATAACCACTAGAGAACTATTCCAACCGATGCTTCGGTCGCATTATTGGCGAAAACGAGGACCGAATGCGACAAAACGGACACCTCCCACTGTAGATAATGTGATTGGAGATATCGCGCTATATGTATCCGACTTGTGCTACAGAAATAATTATGATATTATAGTGTACCAGTCGATCAATTGCGGGGCGTTACATACAAAATGGGATGCGTTATATGACTTATTTCAATGCCGTACCACACCACTGCCGAAGCGTGGCAGGTATAACGATGATATGTTTTCAATGGGTATCCATCGGACGTTGAGTAATCGAAAACAACGGGAGAGGCGTAGGCGCAAATTAAATACGGGGACACCCCGTTAACCCAGTATCGTAAGGCGCAAATAAAAAAAAACTGAGACCTAATTACACGGGGACACCCCGTCAACCCCGAATTTACTTTAAAGGATGTTCAAGCGCTGTTCTCAGGCTCTTGTTGTTTTGACTCAGATTCAATATCGGCCACAAGTGCGGCTACAGTAGTCTTTTCAGTTGCGGGGGGCGGGGTGTCCCCGCGGGCTGCCTTTGGGCTTGTTTTTTTTCTGATGACTGGCATGGCTTTGACCTCGGATAGGCATTGTGCACGCATTAATTTGCACAGTTTGGAAATCTCAGACAACTTGTTCCGGCTTCGGGTTGCGGACCGCTTGTTCTTGAGTTCATCGAATTTAAAGTGCTCGACATCGAGTTGTTCGACCAATTGATGGAGATTGTTAAGTGATAGTTTGCTTTCTTTTTGTTGAGATGGCATTGTTGTTATTGTATAGGCATTATGTTTGTTTAGAGAAAAAATAATTAAATACTCCTATGGACAGATGTTGCCTTGCAGTCACGGCATAAATAATGTTATCCTGACAGTCCAAGATACATCATTGGGATCTATGGGGACAAAAAAAGTTCGTGTCCAAGTTCGTGTCCGGCTCGTGTCCGGCAAAATGGATCGCTCGAGATGGGTTGGGGGAGTCACTTAACTAAGAATTATCGTATTATTTTTTAGTATATAGACTCTAACTCTTATAAATTATTAAAATGGAAGAAAGTAAAAATGGACACGTGGACACCTCGGACACGTAGATATGGGAATTTTCAGCAGATCCCCATATAATCTGAAAAATCGAAAATTTACGTGTCCGAGGTGTCCACGTGTCCATTTTTACTTTGCTTCAAACGCGTTTAAAAACACGTATTTTCTCATCAAGTGTAGGCCAAAACGACTAAACTTCGTTTGAAACATGTTTCAAACGCATCTCAAACGTTTCATTTTTTGGACACGAACTGGACACGAACCTGGACACGAACTTTTTTTGTCCCCATGGGGTCCAAAGATGGATCTGGCATCACCATACTATACTTTGCGTTCTGACTCCCCAGCGCCACATATTGAAAACGGGAGTGGGTGTCTCCACATTTATATCTGCAAGGGTCGTAGGGACAGCATGTTCCTGCACATATCAAAAAAACAAATCCACATGCTAAAGTCCCCGCACATTTATATTTGCAAGGGTCGTGGGGACAGCATGTCCCTGTATTACTCCCAATCTGGGGTCCATCCTGAACTTATATCCCAATATGCGCGGCATACATCGATTGATGGCATCTTTATATACACTCCTTTTCTGCCGCTGGAGTCTGTCTTTCGTATTGTATTCTCCTTCACCAGAGCTTTGAATGATTTAGCTGAGTTTGGTTCGAACACAAGCTCGCGAAATGTCTTATTGAACACGCGTCCACTCATATGTTTGTCCTCCGATATCTCTCTATAATCAGCATGTAATGCCGACAGAAGACATGGTTCACCGAACCTAAACTCGATATTATCAAAGCTACCCACGGTTAATATGTTGATCCACCACTTTTTCAGCTTGGGTAACGTTCTAATTTGCTGGCCTTGCAAGCCTGTGGACATAGGAATTGCGGTGCAGTCCCATGTGTCTAATGGTATGTTAGATAAGTATTTGGCCAGCCTTTTACGGTCTACACTACATATGTCTCTGATATATACCCTGGCTTTTTTTTTATCCATCTTACATAGTTTATCATCACATTCCATGACTACATATCGTCTAGATTTTATATCCGCAGGCACCACCCATTGTTCATTTGATGCCATTATACAGTTCATAAGGTTGGCTATCGTGGTCATCGCTATGTTTTTTTGGTTGATCACAATCGTTTTTTCAGTGATAAGCTTCTTCAACACAGCACCCTGCGCGTGGTTGCCACCCCATTGGAGTTCGTCTAGAAACACTAGCAGTTTACCAGCGAGCTGAGCGTTGAACTGTCCAAGTACAGAGTCCGGACTCGTGGGGTGGAAGAAATAGTCTCGTCCAATTATATCAGCTAAAATTTGAACTATCATACCTTTACCACACCCAGGAAGGCCCATTAACACCAGACATGTGCTCATCTTATTCCATGGTTGTTGTATGAGGCTGGCCATCCAGTGTATCACATAATCATACTGTTGTTGATTGCCGCGACACCAAACCTTATGAATATGATCGAAGAATGGCTCGCCACCATTCAATGGTTCGACGTCCTGTAATTTATCCACCATATACTCGCATCCGGTGTAGAAGTTATATCTGGTGTTTTGTTTGCCGGATGGCGCTATGAATTTCTTGGGATTGAACTCGGTTCCATTGTATTCTCGGCGGTCCATCGACCCACTCCAAAGATTCCATGCGTCAAATGATACTGATTTGCCTTCGATTTTGGCAGTTCCCTTCCATTTTTTTAGGGCTGTCCTGGCTCCACTCTCTACCATAAACTGAGTCTTCTTCTCGACTACCTCCTCGTCTCCGTGTCGAGTATTATAGTCCCAATACTCGTGAATGTACGTGGTTTTGGTCAGCAGTACCATGCACCAATATTGGTTGATCTTGTGTATTATTTTCTTCTTGACATCCCCGACCTCGTACATAGTCTTGCAGTTGTTATATTCTTTGATCTCAGGTCTTAGATTCAGCAATTGTGGTGTACTTGGTGTGTCTTGCCGATGGATAGTTGGTGGTGAGTCGAACCTGTAAAACAACTTCTCCTGGCCTTCACATCCATCATCATGGCATACATAATACAACCCGCGGTCCTTTCGAATAACACAACAGTTATCGCTTTTGTTGTCCTCGCCGTTAATAAAACACTCCCGGCCGTCCTCACCATTGCGCATCGAGAGCAGGATATTACTCTCCCATTCACCCTTGATCAGGTCTGGAAATACCTCCAACACAATCGCGACGATTTCATCTCGGTCATCAGTATATGGGCCATACAACTTGCATTCTCTTAGCTCAGTCTCAATGCGATTGGACTCCTGCTCTTGCGCAGTGCACTCGTCAAATGCAATAACCAGCTCGTTCTCCACTGGCATCTTCAATAGATCCATTAAATCCAGCGACTGAGGGATAAACATTGCAGTCTTCTCCTTCTCTTCGCAGACCTCGAATAGCTCCTTACCCTCGCAGTTGGCCACTAGATAATCGGCAACATCGATCTCTTTGAAGTCCAACATCGTCATGCCCTCGTCTACATCCCAGCTAAATGGTAGTAATGGTCTTGGGTTGGACTTGTCTTCTTTATGACTATAGATAGCGCGCATACCATGATTCTTGCTGTACACTTGCACATCTATAATGAAGCGCTCGATCCCTTTCTGGTCGGTCCAGCCGAGCCAGCTATTCTCCTTAAATTGTGTAATCATAGCCTTCCAGAACTTTTTTTGAGCCTTCTCGTTTGCGAAATAATACTTCGAGTAAAGCCAGTGGACAGACACTTTATCGCCTGCACTGGCCGTCAGCCATTTACTGTGTTCTGGATCATACATTAGGTTGTGACTATCAAACACATTCTCTATAAACTTCTCGAATGAATCCACAACATCTCGTTCTGACTTCAAATCAAGCTCGGACATCAGACCGTCTAGGTCGCAAAACATACTTTGCGGCTGGCCGGCCCTTAATAATTCGTGATAATTAGGCGCATTACTGTGCTCCTGTGCAATATATCTGGCTAATGTATCGCAATTTTTAAATGCACCAAACGCGTGCTTACCTTTTTTAACGGCACATGTGAGCTTCTTGTCATCCATGTGTTCAAACATCTGTCTTTGAGGTTGATTCCCATGTGTTGTTTTGCTGAACCATTCAGGGTCAGGCATTGGTGTATACTTGGTATTAATTATTTTTTTCTCGTTATTTTTTTCGGCCTGGGTTATAGGCTCGTTTGTTTGCTTGGTGTCCGTCATCATCTTTATATCCTTGCATTCAGATTTCCTATCAGAATTAATATTAATTCGGGCGTCCTGTTGGTCACTGCCATTGTATGTTTCAGATTCATTAGTTACACGCGACTGCGGCGCTTTTTTTTGTTCAATACGGGGACACCCCGTTAACCCCGTCTTAATATGGGGCTCTTCGTTTACTACAACTACCACTGGGGTGGCTGCGGCGGCCTTTTCGGCTGCCTTTTTAATGAGAAAGTCTCTAAGTACAGTGCTTTTGGCTCTTGCGGAGCATTCACTATCATAAGCACGGACACGCTTAACTTCGGCTTGAAGTTCGCGTCGGTTCATTGATTCGATTTTTTTGGTGTCGGTCATTGTTGGTTGTTATAACATATATTTCTTACCCTTTAACGTAATTAAAAAAAATGAACCACAACAAACCACAAAAAAAATGCGTTTGTGGACCTCATTCGGGTGTTTTTTCGGCTCTCGAGGCCAGCCAAGCCTGATAATGTTTTGTCTTCATATGTCTTTTTACGGACCTCAATTGGACAAATCGACACCCACATGGGGCCGAATATGGTTTTTCTACATTATATAAATCCTCGCCATCTGCTAACCACATTGTTCTAAACTCTGTGAGCTCATCCACCAATACGGTTATGCGTGGTCGGTTTGTCATGTTATATTTTTTTCTGACTATTATGGGGATCTGGGTACGAAGAATCAGAAGGTCGTGGTACTGTACGTATCTCAAGTCAACATCCACAAACGTGGCTGGCATTGTGACACCCCGTTTTGTCTCCATTTTAATATCTTCCCTTGGTGATCCTAGGTTTCTTATATGTTTTTGGCTTTTTTTATGCCGTTGTAGGCTTGGTTTGCTTTTGTATTCGCGTTTGCATGGTTCACAGTATAATGGGTTTGTATTCATTGTTATATCTTACATAGCTTTCCCTTTAAGGCAAAAAATATATTAGCTTGTCTATCGATAATGTAGCTGTCTGGCGGGCTGATGAAGCTGTTCACCAAATGGAGTAGTTGCAATCTGTACATCAAACCTATGCAGTCGGCTGAGGTAGTTTGATCTACTTTGTTGTAGGTATGGTACGTTGTTAATGGCTGCCCGATCGAATGCGCTGCGGCTTCTACTTATTTCATTCAGTGAGGCATCTATACTTCTGAATTCGTCACCATTAATCGCTAATGCATCCGAGTTAAATTTTTGTAACTCTCTCATTGTTGGAGTTATTTCCATTGCACCCTTACGCTCGAGCGGTGTAAGTTTACTATCCTGTTGTTTACGTAGTTGTGAATCCATATATATATGAAAATATAATATATTTCTATATTATAATATGAAAACCAATAGAAGACAACGAAACGTTCACAAGATGTTCGAGATTAAGGACATTAAGGTAAACACCCCAGACATAAAACAATGCCCTGCAGCACAATGTGGGGTACTAATGAAACATCCGTTCTTCAGTTACGTATGTGGTAGGTCTCGGTCGGGTAAGACTGTGTTTATGCTCAATTTACTGACTGATCAGAAATTTTATAAAGGATACTTCGACAACATATTCGTCCTGAGTCCAACCGCCAATCACCTTGATCCTAAGTATAGGGTGCTCGATATACCACCAGAGAACTTCTTTTTACCCGATGTTCGCGTGTTGGACCGTATATTTGAGATTCAGGAGAATGCTGATGACATTGATGCTGAGAAGAACCTAATAATCCTCGATGATATTGCGAGTTACAAGAAGTTCTGTCATAGTCCACAGATCAGGAAGCTGGCTGTAATGGGTCGCCACCATAGACTCTCTTGCTTCTGTTTGAGTCAGCGTTACATGCTACTTGATGTGACTTTACGTTGCAACATCACTAACCTTATATACTACCAGGGTAACACAAATGAGACAATGACCATCGCACGAGAGTTTTGCCCACCTGGCTGGTCATACGCCCAGTTCCGAAAGGCAATCGAGTATGTAACCAAAAAAAAGTTTAGCTTTCTATTTATTGATAAGGAGCGTGATTTAGATGATACATTTGGCCGTTATAGGCAAAACTTAACTCACACCATTAAGATTCAGCGGAACAACTCACGCTGAAGTGCCAACAACTCAATAGGACTCAATGATGATTGGTCTGGTAACGGAGTTGAATCGGCCAAGTGACCGCTCTCTGTCCTGAGTTGGCCAGAGGTATACTGGCGGTCGTACATATTTGGGTCGTCTATTTTTTTTGCAATCCGCTGGAACGGCATCTGTGTAATAGTCGGGACTTGAAATCGTCTGGTCAACACGAGACTAGTACCTGGTGGTGTATATGATTCAGTAACCAGTGAGTTGACTCCATATCGGATCTGTTTCTCCTTTAGATTGGCAATATTAATTGAGTTACCTGTGACTGGTTTACCGTAGTATGCCATATCCAGCTGAGGCTGACCATATAGATCATCGAGTGCTTTGTTCTCAAGTTTGACATGCTTTTCGGTCGCGAAGTACTTCAACTCCTCGATCTGTGCAAATTGGTTCTCGAATTCAGGTCGCAACCAGCCCTCACCATATACATCGTCACTATGCTTATCATCCTCCTGTGCAATCAACTCCATTAGAGTTTTGGATATGGCAGCCGCTTCTCGATGAGTTTGAGTTACAGTGTTAACAGGTGGTGGCTCGGGCTCAAATGGAACCAAAGCTCCGCTGGTATCTACCCCGGCCAACCTCTCTCTTTCGGCATCCTCTTCTGTCAACGGTGGTACATACGGCACATGTGTAGGTTCATGTTTCCCGTCATTCACAGCAACCATTATAGCGTTATCTGCAGCTGCATTTGCGCCTTCACCTGGACCATCTTGATCGAGTCTCGGATCTGGGATCAACAACCTATCATCGTCGAACTCGGGTGCCTCATCTCTAACATTAACCCGACCCGTTAATGGTGAACGGTGATCGATACCACGTGCTGGAGCCTGAACCGTTAAGTCAGCGTCTTGACCCGGACCGGGTGGCTGAGTTGCAACTAGTGGTGGTGCTGCTGAATCTAGAACAACATTAACATCAGACGAACCATCGCCCTCTGGTAATGGAACTGCCTTACCTGGGAAGTATGAATTCAAAGTCGCATATAGTATCCTAAGTCTATCTGCATTGGTGTATAGAGTCCCACCGATTGTGGTCGCGATTATTACTAGCTGTACAATCCGGTTCAATGTTGGACCAGTAATTCCATACTGTTGGGCTAGGCCTGGTGGTGGTCTAAACTCAGCTTGTGCTTCGATATCTGGGTCAACACCGCTCATTAATCGGCGCGTTTGTTTTGTCGATTCTACTATTCGTTTGATCGCTTTGGCACTTTCCTTTGCTCGGCTATCGGGTAATAGATCAATGGCACGCGGCACAATATCTCTACCAAATCTAGCAGCCGCACCGGGTAGGTCACCACTAGCTGCCTGTAATCCGGCTGCAATAGTCGGTATAATAAGCTCTCTCTTACGAGTTTTCTGTTCAATCTCCTCGACTTTACCCCCCAAAGCCTGTTCAACTATCTGGTCCTCAGGGATATCAATGGTTACATCTCTCACTGTAAACGCGGGCTCACCCTCTTTCTCTTTTAGTTCAGGCTCGGGCTCAGGCTCCGGCTTCTTCTTTTTTGGCTTTGCTTTTCTTTTTATTACACTGGGACTATCTATTTCCCTTTTCATATCGGCTTTCGTGACTCGCCTAATTCTTTCAAGCTTTGCCTTGCGCCCGGTTTTTGGGTTCTTGTATCTCACATCACTTATCCGATGCCTTGGTGGAAATCGCTCGTTTAATTCTTTTGTGACGTCTAAAATAGATTTCCAGTCATCCTGAGTGGGCTCAACGTCCCTCGGGAATACGTGAATCTGATCATAAAATTCATCCATCAGGTCAGTTATAAAATCTATATGCTGTTGCCGGACCGATGTAAATTCCTTACTGTCGGGGCTTGGTATTTTTAATTCTCGCAATTGTTCAAGTGCGTCTATGTCCATGATTATATAAAAAAAAACATAATATTCTGCATTAATAAAAACTACAATAAATACCAGACCTTCATCTGAATAGTCCAATCATGTAGTCCACCGTCTAGTAAATTCCCACGGATATCTCGGATCCTGAAATCAATATCCTTGAAGTTTCGCGTTTGTGGGTACTTTATAACGGTACTACTCGAGCCTGCCTCATAATGACATGTGTTGTTGAATGGTTGATCTAGCGGGATATAGGCAATCATGTTTACCGTTTGATTTTTGGCATCAAAGTCAATTGCGCTATTTGAAAGCGCTCGACTAGAGATATATGCGGTATGTGGCCCATATAGATTAATAATCCCAGGCGCGGTGATACTAACCCCAGATGGCACCGGTGATAAGGCTTTGTCTCCAAACCCTATCTTCCAGGCCAGATAGTTCGTGTATCCCCCGTCAATAGTAAGACTTTCACCAAATGTCATTGAAATCTTATTTGTTACGGGACTAAATGTATAAGTAGCCGTCGGGACTGGATCTCCAAGTTCAGTGTCAATCAATGCCAATAGGTCAGTCATGAATGTGGCTACGTCATATTGTCCAGCTGGGAGAGTCACCGTGTGTGGTGCAAGTGCTGCATCTAGGAAGTCCAATGTATTACGTCCTTCAGCTATATTATAGAATGTGTTATGCATTACCACATGTGTTACCTGTATTCCAACAACTCTGGTGAGTTCTATGTTCCGAGTATCCACCACGACCTCGAATGATGATTCAGTTTGATTAGACAGATCTAGATTTCTGTCATGGGCCGATACCCTAATAATTCGTGACGCGTATTTAGAGTCAAGTTCTTCCATATGATATATCCCTATATTTATTTTAATTTCTAAATTTTATATTTTATATATGATATACCATGAATTTATCTAACGATCCCACACTCAAATCACTTAGTGTTGAAAAAACTAAAGAGGCCCCTGCCAGTAACATTGAAAATTTGCTGACATGGAGCGACCTAAGCTATAAAGTACCGATGCCGAGCAGTGTTGTATCGCGCCGTACCGTAAAGAAACAGGACTTTCAGTTGTCCTCATACTCATCTGGAGGTCAGTCAATGATCTGTTACATCCAGTCTGGAGACGATTATATCGACTTTAAAAATTCGGTCCTGCTGTTTGGCCTAGCAAATACAGTCGCAACAACAGCTGTTGGAGATAGTTTTGGTAGCGGAAGTGCGTTCAACATCATTAAGGATGTCATCATCACGTCCGATAATAAAGAAATCGATCGCTTTGAGAAGGCTAATGTATTTAGAGCCCACTATGATAGGCTGCACGAATCTCCGGAATGGTTCTCATCTGTAGGGCTCGCCATGGGATATGGTGCTGCAGATGTCGCAACTGGGGCTGTGACGGAATACACTATTCCCATGAACAAACTCGCACCGATATTCGACAACGGCAAGCTTATGCCCCATCTTATGTCCCAGAGACTCAAGATCGAGATCGTACTAGAGACCCCTAAAACCGTACTGACCCTAACAAATGTATCAGCATCCCCTAGTTTTGTAGTCAGCAACCCTAGAATTCTTTTGGATAGCCATATGTTAACGGATGTTGCACATGAGCAGTTGAAGAAGAACTCAGTTAATGGACTTGAATTCCCATATGAATCTGTGTTTTCAGACCTGGGAGCAACTACCACTGCTGTGGCAACTCTACAGATATCCAAGGCTGTTGGTAGAGCGATGCGAGTGTTTACAGTCACCAGGCTAACTGCTAATCTTGCTGATGAAAAAGAAGATTCATTTGCAACCGAAGACTCAAAAGCTCTGGCAACTGGATATATCAACGCGGCTAGATATCGGCTGGGATCGGCGTACTTTCCGGACCAACCAATGACAGGTAACCCTGAAGTGTACTACCATATGCTGCACGCGAGTCGAAAACTATCAGACGGTAAAACGCATCCCAGTTCTGTAACAGATGCTAATGTACACCAATTTACACAGTTGTATGCTAGTTTGGAATCACTAGCTCTGCTGAAGTACAGTGGGTCTGCACTGAATAATCATAGATCACTAACCTTCAACGTCACCTACCTGGGTGCTGCATCTCGCACACTGAACATCTACATGACTTATCTATCAGTAGCAAAGATCTACATGCAGGGTATCCTCATCGATAGCTAAATCCTAAACACAAATCTCACTAACCCTACCCTAATATCCGTTTTTTTTGCGCGTACGCACCCCCTAAAGGGGGTGCCCCCCGACCTTGCTTTGAAGCCCTCGAGAGCACACCTCACACCCATATCT